TAATGGAACGGCGGTTAGCCAAAGGGAACGCCACATTTAAGACGGGTCAAGAATTATGGGACTGGTGGATAAGCAGGAAGTAGGGATTAAGGAATATAAGGAGGGATAGAGAATGGCTGACATTCACATAAACCTTGATGCTAAATGTAGGCGATGCGGAAAAGGCGGTGCTACCCAAAGCGGTGTATGTTTGCCCTGTTTTAATAAAGCTCTCCAAAGGGGTGAGTTTGACCTCATTCTTGAGAAGTATAAACCAAAGTCTACCCAACAGAAAGGAGATAAGCAATGAATGACAAGGTAGCCCAGACAATACAAGATAGAGATTATGAGGCAGGTGAATGTGTTTTTTCTTGGAATGAAGCTGGAGAACACACCAGGGATTATTATAGGGCAACAGCAAAACTAGTCCTATCCGCAGAAACCGATACACACGAACTGAAGATAGTAAAGAAGGGTGAACCGCAATTGCTGAGTGATAAGGAAATAGCAGACGTTGAAGAGGTGGTAGATGACTGTGTATTTAGCGGGGTGTCAACTGATACCCACTCAAAAGCGGTAGCCAAAGCCCAGAGGTCTAGGGATATAGAGTATTACAAGGGGTAATGGTTCTCCGCTTACTTTAGTCATTCACCCTTTGCTAGAGCTAGTGCCTGTCTTACTGCGTGTATAGCACTGTCCATTCTGGGCATTTTGCCATTTCTTGATGTTACTAACCAGCCACTTATACCTTCCAGTGCTTCATACATAGTAGGGGCAGAACACATTAACTGAGCCTCATCTTGGTTGGGTGCAATTATCTCAGCTATCTTCCCCTCTCCTGCTATCCATATAATGTAGTGGTCTTTACCAAGATAGGGCTCTTTATTAAGTATACGTTCCCCTTTTGTATATTCCATATTAATTATTACCTCCCGCATAATTATCTGTTTGCTTATGGCAAACATATTTGAAGCGTCTACCGTCTAGCCGTGTATCTGGTGTGCCATACTTGGGGTACATGTGAAGGTTCCCACATTCAGCGCAGAGATGCTTAATAAACCTATACCAAGACCTTGTTACTTTGACTGGGTACACTTTCATATTAAACCTCCTTTACAAGTATTGAGATATACCCAGGACTATTCCAGTAGCGAGTAGGATTGATAGAGAGTATATAATTAGTTCCATGTTAATCTTCCTTATTTATTAACTCTAGCAGTGATAAGACTACCTCTTTAATAATCGGCTCTTGTTGAATGAGTTGTCCCGCTTCATGGATGTCTTCTAAGCCCCAAGAACCTCTATCCAAGACCTTCACGAGCTTGAATGTTACGCTTTCTGGGTGTGCGTCTGTCTTTGGTAATTCCCACAATTTATTGCCTTTCTGGTACATCTGTGTCCTCCTTATTTATTCTAGTGGCCCGGGTATTTAGTTCCACAGAGCGGGCAATAAGCCCACCAATGTTTAGGGCTACTACCACACTTCGGGCATTGTTTAGTCTTAGCTTTTGCCTGACGTTTTTCTTCTCGTTCTTGCACCCTAACGGGGTCATGTTGAGTGCAGTAGGGTTTCCCATCTCGTTCAACTGTAGCAATTCTACTACATTGTCCTTTATGCCAGCCATCTAACCAAATACGTTTCGAACACAGTGTCATATTAACCCTCCTTTTAGTTCAGTTTACAGTCATCATAAAATTCAGGACAGATATAGAACACATCACTACCCAGATTATCATGCCAGTCTATACCGGCTTCCCCAAATAATATCGGGTATAGCAAGTCGAGACAGGCAACGTTGAGTGTAAAGAAGTCCAGGTTGAAGTCACCCACTTGTGGTTTCACATCTTCTATCATGGTTGTCTCCTTTCTAACTGATTTAGACTGTGAATTATGCCCCTCTACCAGTGCTGATTATTGCGTTGCTTGGTCAATCATTTGGTTGATTTTAGCCGAACAAGTCCAAGCCTGTTTATGTAGACCTGAAGCATACTTGTCCGCTTTTTGCCAATTCTTTCTGGCAACGGCTTGAATTAGCTCATCAAGCTGTTCTTCTAGCCCCGCAGTCAGTAACAATATATCTTCTCTCGTTACTTGTCTCATTACTTCACCTCTCTATTAGTGTTACTGGGGTTATACTTTTATACGAGTTTCCGTTAAGTGCCCTGCCTTAAAATCACAAGCCTTGCCAGTAGTGCCGTCACAGAGGTAGTGTTTTTGCAGGTGCCTCTTGAAGCCTACTCGCCATGTTACTATTCTAGTTGCGGGGTTATCACAGTATCTGCACTTTGTAGTCATCTCATACCCCCCTTATTTATATCCTCTTTCGTTTAGCTCTACACTGTAGAACTGGCAAGTTACACCTTTCTCATCCCGCAACAGCCATTTACCGATAACAAACAATCCCTTACCTGGCAGCCATTTAATGATTGTTAATCTTTTACCTTTTGGGTTTACCAATACATCGCCTATACTTTTCATACCCCTCATATTATTTCCCCTTATTCCATCTAGCTGATTTACACTTTGGGCATTGAGCTACATCTTCAATACGTGGTATCCAAGTATGCCCACACTTTCTACATGTCAATCGTTTTATCTTCATATTGTTGCTAGCCTGCTGTATTTTACTCTAACTTGGCTTTGATAGTATTCTACGTATGCCTCAATGTCTTGGAATGTCTTGTGGTCTACGTCTTTAATGACTCTAACCTTGTGCCATTGCCCCTCTGGGGATAGCTCATAAATTGTTGCCGTCATGTTTTACTCCTTTTATTTTAAGTATACTCATAAGTAAACCCTTGTCAAGCCCCCCTTCACGCCTGAGCTATATATTTATTTTTAGATAGTGAGACATTGCGTCAGCGACTTACTTTGGGAGAGTGAGCGATAAGCCTCTGGCGTGTATCATCGGCTGATGCCGTTCCAAATAGCTCATCTGTTCCGCACTACAATCAATATCTGAGGGTTTATCCGGTAGTTGAGTAGTAGGGGACTTAGAACAGTTAGCTTACAGTGTTGCATCCGTGGCCACGCTGACCTTTGATTGAGTGGTGGAACAAGCCGTGGAGCACAAGGTGCTTTCCTCATTATCTATACATGGTATAATACATTTAAAGGGTATTTTCTTTATGTAAATGGTAGGTAATTATGGCAGGTGTTAAAGGAAGGTCAGGTCGTAAGGGAAGTTACGCTAAACAACTCTCAAAAGCACTGGGGATTGTTGACAAAGAACTCCCTACACTCATTGAGAGACTGATTGAGCGTGCTAAGGATGGAGATAGAGAGGCTCTGATATATCTCATTGATAGGCGTCTAGGTAAGCCTAAAGCCCCGGTAGAACTAGGGGGTGGCGAGGAGCTGGGTGTGGGTCTGGTGACTAGGATCTATCAACTCATGGCAGCCCGTGAGAGGGAAATAGGAACAGGCAGAAAACTATTATATGAAAGGAGCGTGACAAATGAACGAGAAGCAGAAGGAACAAGCGAGACTGAGGAAACAGAACCAGCGTGACAGGGAAAGGGGAAATAGCGTGACATTGGACAGCGTGACATCTAGCGTGACACGGCCTAACCGCATGGGAGCTAATGGGATGATTGAGATGGTGGAGAATGAGTATAACCCTGATGAGTTGATGCCTGATGGTTCTAAGAGGTATGTCGGGCCCTTCAGTGATGGTTGTGTGTTAGACAGGACTACTGTACCCTTGCCTAACTTGACACTACCCGTGCCTAAGTTCACACCTGTCAAGACCAGGTTGTCATAAGGTTTATAGTGCGTCCCTGTGCTCCACGCCTGTACGTGCCTGTTCTCTTGCATCATCCATTAACAACAAGAGCACCCAACCACCATATATCACTAAACATCATCAGTATCAAAACTACCCTAAATAACGCCTACTATAAAAATTGACTTTATAGTGGTGATTGCATTAACCCCTTATATGTGGTATACTAATAGAAAGGGGGAAGATATGTACAGTAAGGAATATTACCAGACGCACAAAGAGGAAATCAAAGCTACGAATAAGAGATGGAGGGAAGCACATCCTCTAGCATGGAAGGCGATAGAGAGCAAGAAAAACAAAAGGCGTTATAGGGAAGACCAAAGGGAGGTATTTTATCATTATTCAAATGGCACGATGGTGTGTGCTCACTGTGGTTTTGATGATATAAGAGCTTTATCAATAGACCACATAAACGGTGGTGGTGAAAAAGCTAGACGAGGGCATGGCAAAGGGGGAAGTGAGTATAGATGGCTTATAAACAATGGTTTCCCCCCTGGAATCCAGATACTGTGTATGAATTGCCAGTTTATCAAACGTCACACTAATAATGAATTTCCGAATATGAGTACTTGACAAACAGTAATAAAGGGTATATGATATAGAGAAAGGAGTAGTTTGGATTACTTAGTATTATTATTTCTATTAACTATGGTAGTATTGGGGGTGTGGTATGGAAACAACTAAAGAAGAGATAAGGGAATCAGTAGTTGAAATAATGGCATCCTGTTTATCCGATAACGATGTAAGACCAAGGGTAGATGAGCTTCTACAGTATCTTCATTCTCAAGGGGTAGTGATAAAGGTAGATAAAAAGTTGCCTGAGAATAGATGGCCTAGTTCTAACTATGTTTCACACCCACATTTCGAACCATCTCACGATGCTGTGTCTGAAGCTCAACAGGATATGCTCAAGGCTGGTTTCACAAAAACAGAGCCATTGATATGAACAAAATAGGCCACCATGATACAATCTCGTATGTAATATATGCGGACTACTGTAGGTTGGATAAGAGATTTAAAGATGCTATTAAGTGGGCTATGAACGAAGTCCGCATAGATAATGTAAATGTTGATATGACGTTATTGTTAAAGTGGGCTATATATGCAGAGAGTAATTAGATGGAAACATTGAAGAGATTCATACTTTGTCGTTTTGGTAAGCATAGGTGGGTAAGAGAGGTACTAAGTATCGAGCCGTTTTGTGTCTCTAAGTTTGAGTTCTGTAAAAGGTGTGGTAAATGCAGGGGGTAATTAAATGGATGATATTACAAGAAGATTGATTAAAGAGGGGGAAATAACCCAAGCGAAATATGGTACGGAGATTTGCCCACAATGTGGGCTTTTAAGGCCAAAGAACTTTTGTTTTACCTGTTGGAATAATGCGTTAATGAAGGAGATGGAGAAGCGGGAAGAATGGATACATCAGTAATAGGCATGAGTCAGCCGTTGATTATGTCTCGGTTTTTTGAAAAACCTAAGTGCAAGCCCTGGGATATAGTGAAGGGTAGGCGGTTTAAGTGTTGTCATGGCTTGGGGGAACATACACGATACTGTTTGGATGGGGTAACGGAGATTAGCATTCCCAAAATCGGCATATTGAAGGAGCAATTAAATGAGACCTGAGAATTGGGATGCTGAACGAATAGCTAGAGAGAATCTACCTAGGTTCAAATGGGGGAGCAGTGAATACGAGATAATATGTAGAGGTATCGAAATTGGTGCAGATGCGTATGAAGAGGCACTGAAGGAAGCAGGCGTATTTACTTATGGGCATCACACACCAGACATAAGGTTAGATGACGCCCCAGAAGAAAGCGGATATTGGGTATTCATTCCCGATGAATAAAGAAGATATAATTATAAAGATACGTGATGACCCCTTTTGTTTCCTTGAATTTGTCAAAATACAGGAGCCAGGGGAGTTAGCGTTACCTTATGTGTTGTGGCCTCATTTAATTGATTTCTACAAAGCCTTAGAGACGTATAAGTTAATAGATTTAATAAAAGCCAAGCAGATAGGGATTTCATGGGCGTTGGCGGTACATGCTTTGAGGAAGATTTACACTTGTCCTGGGTGGAATGTATTAGAGATTTCAAAGGGGGATAAAGAGGCACGAAAGTTACTGGCGAAAAGCAAGACGGTTTATCTGAATTTACCCGAACACCTGCAAATATATACGATTGAACCCGATTCTGGAGAGCAATTCGGGTTCAAAGAGAATAAGTCTGTAATATCCGCCTTCCCTACTACAAAAGATGCGGGAATAGGTGAGACTGCGGGTACTGTCATTCACGATGAGTCGGACTTTCACGAGTTTTATGAGGTAAATTTAGGTCATACGACCGCAACGGTAGCCGATAGTGATTACAGACAACTCTTTTCGGTCTCAACGGTAGATAAAACCAGGCCTGATTCATATTTTAAGACTCATTGGAAGGAAGCAGAGGCGGGTAGAAACGGTTTTAAGGCACTTTTCTACGGATATGACGTCAGACCTAACAGGGATGAGGTGTTTTACCAACAGAAGGTCAGGGAAAATCAGAATACACCCTGGATTGTGGAAGCAAACTATCCTCGAACTATAAAAGAAGCCCTCTCTGCAATGTCGGCGCAGTCATGCTTTAAAACAGACGCATTAGAGAAACTTTGGGATAACCGCATGGAGAATCCCACGGTAAAGCAGAATTACATCTATATCTTGTGTCCTCCAAGTGTCGGAACACAATATATAGCGGGTATAGACGTTGGGGAAGGTGTAGGATTGGACTACTCCTGTCTTACCATAGTGGGTAAACGGGGGTTGAGTGCTGAGGTTGTGGCGGATTTACACTAATACACTAGGAACGGACTCCTTTGCCTTCGATTCCGATAAACTATGCCGTGAGTATTTCAATCCGTTGTTAATTTTGGATAATATCGGTATTGGCAGGGCGGTTGCCGATAAATTAGTGCAGTTGGGGTATCCCAATTTATATTACATGCGGGAAGATAAGGTGGGGTATGCTTTGAACCGTCCTAATAAGAGGGAGTTAGCGGTTAAACTAGTGGAAAAGATAAACGATGAGAGTCTGATTACCCGCTATCCCCCCCAGATTAAGGAACTTATGGAATATCAGTGGATAAACGGCTATCCTGAGCCTACGGGGAAGACTCATGGAGATACAATTATCCCCTTAATGTTTATCAGCGAGTTTCTGGATGAGATTGGTATTGTCCAGGAAGCATCTATGTTTGTGGGAGGAAGACAAATATGGTAGTGATGAAAAAGTGCAGGAATATCTTAAAGAGAATTATCCGTTGGATAGAAGTTAAACGTGGGTTAAGATGTAAGGCTTGCGGATATAAGGGGGGTAGACACTCAGAGTGGTGTTCTGTTTATGGCTTATGGGGTACAAATGTTTTGTTAACTATGGAAAGGAAGTTAATATTAGGGAAACTTATTAAGCGACCATGGTAAAAGGAGATGCTAGGATGAAAAGGTGTGAAGGCGGAAGCCTGTGTTTATTACAAGGAGTAGGCAGATATGGTAAAAATAGCTGATAAAGCAAAAAGAGAACAATTCAGGTTGCATACCATAGGAGATAACCCAAGAGAGATAAAAAAGGATTACTCTAAATACGATTGTATATGGGATACCGATACAGGCACTTACATGTTTTATCTTGTAACACCGAATACCATCGAAATCCACCGTGCCTATCCTAAAAATGCCAATAAGTTATTCCCACTAATGGGATACTTGAAAGAAGAGGCTGTTAAATTAGGGATACGAGAGATTGTGACCTTTACATCAATAGATGATTACCGTGGGTTAAGGCTATTATCTCAGCTTGGCTTTGATGAGCCAGGCTACTACAGTATGATTTGCAGAACTAAGGTGTGGATGGATGACGAACTAGTGTAGTATAATAGAATAAGTAGACTTAAAGAGGCGGAGATAATCCGCCTTTTTTATTTTAAGGAGATAATATGGATGCTGTCCAGACAACAGAGATGGTTGACGACAAAGAGTTAGCGCTTAATGAACGCCTTACCAGAATGGATGAGGACTTTGAGCGGTGGAATTTAACCGAACCTGTCTATCCCAGTTTAGATGGGATTAGTTTCCCTGGTGTCAGCCAGACAAAAACTTTAGTCGGTGGGCATGAAAATGATATAAGGGTTGTTGCCAATACTTTACGAACATTTGCTGATGAAGTCCACTCCAAACTAGCCTCTGCTGAAATGCAGATTATGGTTAGAATGGCAGAGGCCGAAGGAGGGGATAAGCGTTCGGATATGGCAAAGCTGGAGAGACTGCTCATGTTTGCTTTTGAGAAGGCCGATGAGTGGTTAATCGCTCAACTCCTTCCCCCATTCAGAGACCAGACGATATGGTGTGCCTCAATTAGAGGTTGGGTAGCAGGCAGGTTCCCTGTCTATAAGGACGGTGATAATGTTACCTTTGGCCTATTCGCTTATGACCCAAGATGGGTAACCTTTAGTGCTGGCAAGAAAGGACTTTTGTGGGCTAATCATAAGACATTTCGCAGTGCTGCGGATTTAGAAAACGAGTATAACTTTTCAGCCAAAGAAGAACTTGATAACCCAGTTTATGATTTTTGGAAACTTGTGAAGCCAGGTAAGGTAGTAAACGATGTGATTTGCGACAAGGTAATCCGTCATTCGGAGACCCTGAAGATGAACTCTCTTCCCATCTTGATTATGCCCGTAGCCACCCGCCCACCAATTATAGGGAAAGGTAGGAGCGATATAAGGGGTTATGGGGATAGTATCTTTGCCTCTGTTCGAGGGGTGAATGAAGTACGTAACGAATTCGCCTCGATAGTAGCCACTCATGCCAACCTCTTAGCCCGACAACCTCAGATTAACTACTACACCCCAAAAGGGATTAAGGATATTAAGACAAGTGTTTATTTTGCTGAGGCCGTACTTAATCTACCTAAAAACGAGAATGAGTTAGTAGCAGCACCGATGAAGGATATTTCACCCACCGTAGTCCAGATATTGAACTGGTTGGAAGACCAGGTGGAGACTGCTACATTGCCTAAAACGAGGGTAGGTTCTCCCCCTCAATCGGGAACGCTGCAAAACCTGATTCAGGAAGCACGGAATATAGTCTTTAACCCTCAGTTAAGACTCTTAGGTACTTACTATGCGGGTATATGCCGTTTAATAGAGGAGCAGTTGATAAATAATAAGATAAGAGTCAATGTCAAGACTATGCATGAGAATAAATATTTTGAAACCAAGGTTACCCCTGTTGACTTAAAGGAACCTCATGTAATCAAGGTTGAATTCACAACTGGAAGCCCTTGGACACAAATGGATAAAGCCCAGCAAGCCCAGATGCTCAGAGACCTCGGATTACCCGAAGGTTGGATATGGGAGAATATCTTGAAGATTCAAGACCCGAAGGGGCTGGCTGATTTGGCAGCGATAGAACTCTTTGAGCATAGCCCGAAGGGAGCTATGAAACGGGCTGTCGAGGCTCTTATAGAGACTAGGGGCGATGTTGAGGGAGCGCAGTCTCTCATTAGGGATTTGGATAGATTAGAGACACAGGAGGAAATGGCTCTCCAACCTGAAGCATCAACTGGGGAGGCTCCACTGGAGGGGTTTTAATGCCGATAGAACCATATAGTGTCCAGAGAGTAAGGCATAAACCTGGCGAGTTCCCCAGACCGCCACAACCAGGTCTGCAACCTAATCGACTTCCTAAACTACAGGGTTGGGGTTCGGGTGATTACTGGAATGAAGTGTTTAGCGATTACCGCAAAAGAAGGAAAAGATGACAACTGAACTATCTGAAGCACAGAAAGAATCCCTAAGAAAAGAAGCCAAACTTGGGCGTGGCACGAGGGCTGAACGGGAAACTTTACGAGAACAAGCCAGGGGAGTCAGGAGAGAGCGTGAAGCAAAGGAGATAGAGGCGGTTGAATATGGGCAATCCTTGTGGGATATACTCACAGAACAAGTGGAAGCGGGGGAAATTTTACCCGAAAGAAGGCTGGAGATATGGCAACAGACATCTGATTATGTCCTTGAAAAAGGGCTTACCCCCGCTTTACCTTATTTTACCTACATAAGGGATGTATACCCAGGGGTATTAGAGGAAAGAAAATCTCTAGAGGATTATGAGCGGATTAAACCCACTTATCTAGCCTCTACGGATATGTCTTATTGGGACAAGGTTAAAGCGTTAGTTAGATTACATCCCCAAGGAGCACGTGCGGATATATTCCGCCAGATAAAAAATGAGGTATTCCCGACTATAACCGAGAAAGATATAGACCCAGGTATCCTTCGTTCTTATAGAAGTCGGTATGAGAAGTCGGTGACAGATGAACCTTACGCTCAATGGTTAATCCATCAGGGGCTTGCATCTCTTGAAGGTCGTGCAGGTGCGGGAGATGGTGACTCTGAGCGTTTTGGGGGACGAACAACGGCACGCCCCGAAGGCTTCGAGTTTGAACCAGCTTTTGAAAAAGAGAGACTCGGGTTAGGCGGTTCTCAAATCTGGAAGAATTGGTATGAGGCCAGGTTCGGGCTACAAATAAGGCGTTTTAAGGGGCAAGTGGAAGACCAAACCGAGGAAACATGGGCTGCATTTCTAAAGAAACAAACACCTAAATTAAGAGAGGAATGGTGGAAGGTAGGTGCTTTCCGCAGAGGTGAGCGACCTTCAGTTCAACAACCCCGTATTAGAACGGTGAGGTTCTAATGACGACTCAAGGTATAACCCCTGCAATGCTCAGGGAAGCCAGCCGTAAGTGGCGTGAAAAGCCTCAGCCCCCAAGGATGCGACAAGCTAGGGGTTTCGGTGTTCCTGTAGCACCACCTGAGAGAGAACCATCTTTCAGGCGGGTTGTTACCGACCCTGAACCACCTTCCCC